ACAATCAGAAAGTGTAAATTAATTATGAAAAACCCTTTAGCAACATTTTACGGATGGCAAGTTAGTTCAGGTGCATTAGATGGATGGACATCTTATCACATAGCAGCTGGATTATTTATAGCAAAGGTAGCACAATGGTTAGGTGCATCAGATTTGTGGGCAGTATTGTGGGTACTTATTATAGGTATTGCTTGGGAAATATTTGAAGTATATGTAGAAGGAACTGAAGAAACATACGGAACAAAAAAACGATGGGCTATTAATACAGCATCAGATGTTTTTGTAGAAGTAGCAGCTGCATGGTGGATGGTGATTTGAGTGAGTCAAGATAAGAAGGATTTAATAAAAGTGATACTAGCAGTTGTTGTCATATTTAGTATTTTTATTTTAAGTGCGTGTAATGGTGGATGGTCTGTAGCTGGGATAGATATATCTCCATCAGATACTCTTCGTACAGATTTTATGATTATAACAGACCAAGATAGCGTAAAACATTGGTTTGTAAGAACAACTGTTGATGGTGGTATACTAGTTGGAGACAACTGGTGCCATAGGCACGAACAATGGGAAAAAGTGGAGAAGAAGTGAGTGAGAAGCCAAAGACAGCACGCAGTTACAGGACGGGAATTATTGATGATAATTTTTCCCTCCATATTAACATTAAGTGGCTTGGTCAGTTGTTTGTGGCTATCGCTGGGATTGTTTATGGATACTTACAGATTACGAATAGAATTGCAGAACTTGAGCGAGAAATGGAACTTGCTTCTACCAGCATTGAAGAACTTGTAAATAAACATATGATGGAAGAACAAAAAACAAGACAAGAAATGGAAGAACGTATTTCATTTTTTGAGAAAGAATTAAACTTAAATCCATTTAGTTGGAAAAGGAAAAAGAAATGACATCTGAAATTATAACATTAGTGCAAGAATTGGGGTTTCCAATTGCTCTTAGTGTTGGATTGGCTTTTGCCTTATATAGTGTAGTAAGATTTATTTTAAAAGAAAAAGTAGAAGATACTTTAAAAAGATTTGATGAAAAGCATGAAAATTTACAACACCGAATGGATATAATTATGGATGAGTTAGGTAAGTTAAAAAAATGGAATGCAGAAATTAAATCTGATTTAAAAGTCTATATTGATTTAACAATGAGAAAAAAATAATGCCAATGCCTTTTCATTGTATAGAATGTGACAAACCAATTCAACAAGGATTAAATTCAATTTGTGATGAATGTAAACAGAAAGAAGAATAATGGATTTTTTAGCGATTTACAGCGAAGCGGGTATGATAGGTGTCGTAGGAGCTTTATTAGTTTATATGGTCTTCTCTATGAACAAAAGAGGAAGTCATCAAGCGGAAGCTATCGAACATTTGAGAATAGAAAATAAAGGACAGAGCGAAACACTTGAAAATATGGAAGGAATGGTGATAAAATTAATAGATAGATGGAACAAGTCTGATGAAAGGATGGATAGAAAATTTGACGATTTGACTAAAGAAATCAATGATTTAGATAATCAAGTATCTGAAATAAAAGGAGTGATAAGCAGATTAAATGGCAAACACTAATCCAATATCAGATAATAGTAGTTTAAATATTTCACTACCTATGATTATACAAGCAGTAACATTTGTTGTGATGTTAGTATGGGGATACAGTCAATTAAATGCTCGTATATCTTTTTTAGAATATCAAGTAGCTATGAATGAGTCTCACATTACAGATATAGAAGAAGATGCTGAAGCAAATCAAAACGCAGAAATACCCACTGATATAAAACAAAATCAAAGAATTGAATATTTAGAAAAAGAAGTAGAAAGATTAAGAAACAAATGAAATTAAATACTAACATATCAATAGAAAATATTGTAACTATAGCAACAATAATATGCGCTGTTACTTTAGCATTTGGATTTATGCAATACGACATAGATATAATGAAAAAAGAATTAGAATTAAAAGCAGATAAAAGAGAAGTAATTGCTGATAGAAATTTAATAACTTACAAACTAGATGTAATGATGGAAGACATTGCAGAAATCAAACAAATACTAAAG